ATGCAATTATTCTGGTATCACAGCCCTGTTCGGTTCTACAAGACTCTTGAAGAGTTGCAAGATATGACCAATCCACAGAATACGCAATATTTTGGGGAAAGAAATCCATATCCGTTGGAATTAGGCGTAAAACATAGGTTTGTCTTGCCAATGTATGGCAACACACTGCCTATTGGCGATTACAAGGTGTTCTTGGTTAGTGGAACAAACAGAACAGAATTAGAGAGTTCGGTTTTTGAAAAAGAGGGCTATTTAAAGTATGTAACATTCAAAGCAGATAAGCCTTTGACTGGTAGACTGGAAATAGTGGACATTATCACTGGAAGAACGGAATACTACTCTAATTGTGTGTGGTTCTTAGACTCTACCGATGCACAAGGGCGAAAGTTTATAAGAGTGGCGACAAAACACTCTTACAACAGAAATTTGTTTGAATTTGATGAAGAGGGAGCGTGGATTGTGACCAATCTACCGGCATACTGCCTTGGCGATATACGAGTGGAGGCAGAGATTTCCAACAACAGAATAGGCGGCAATTCTACACTGAAAATCAAAGACAGCTACATCGATGAAGTGGTAAGTTATGAATTTTTGAGCGGTGGCGATGGCAACATTTTGAATTTCATTCAGGTACACGCTACGAATAATCAGTTTTTCATCGATGGTACACAAAGAACGGCACTTGAAAAAATAGACCGATCGGACTTTGCAATGAGTGGGAAAATGTCCTTTACCAATGTCAAAGATGCTGGTGGGTTGAATGTTCTGCTAAATGAATTTGAAATATTTTCTAAATAAAACACGATGAGAAACGAGATAGTACAAGTAGATATTGAGAAAGTAAGGCGAGAAACAGCCACAGGAGGGAATACTTGTCAAAGGATTGCTTCTATCCTTACCCAGTTGAATGATAGCAAACTTGAAAACAACGAGGTCACAGAAAAACTGAACGAAAAAGCAAGTGTTACAGACTTAGGTTTAAAAGCAGACTCGAACGCTGGAAACCTTACACCTCAACAGGTGGAGGCTTGGAATACTAAGTTAAAAACACTTCCTGATGCACCAAGCGATAATAAACAGTATGCTCGTAAGAATGGTGCGTGGGAGGAAGTGGTAGCCACAGGAGGGGGTGGCGGTGGCAATGTCACACTTCCTGATAACATCGCTACAATTGACAAAAATGGTGTGGTAGGTAATGCCTATGCAAAAGCCACGGAAACCATTACCAACACTGATGCTGATTATAAGTATGTAGTGATAACCAACGATGCAGGGGGGACGAAGAAAATGCAAGCCAATGGTCTTGGCAGCAATGTAGCAAACAGCTCACTCACTTCGGTAAATGGTGCAGGGCTTACTCTTGGGGCAAATTGGTTTATCGATACGGCAGGTTACTACTACTCTATCAAGGGGCTTACTGATAAGTCAGCAGATGATAGTTTTGACAGATTTCTTGTTCAGGATGCTGATGGCAAGGTGGAGAATTTTCTGCTTAATAAGTTGTTCAGCAAGGCTTACGACTTGGAGGATAAGGCAAGTGACAAGACATTCAATGGCTACCTAATGTATAATCCTGCAACGAAACAGATAGGGTTTTCAGGCGGAGCGAAAGTCGTTACTACATTCAATGTTCCTGCGACCATCAATGTGAATGTAAAGAATGTTTTATCTAATATCAACGCCGTAGCGCCTGTGAACAATCAATATTCCCAAGATATAAAAAACACCATAACGAAGATAAAGCAGTTAGAGGATATAGGATTTACACCTGTTCTCGCTTCTGAAATGGTTATAAGAACATTGGATAGAAGCAGATTTCCACAAGCGCTGATAAACAGAAACTACCAACTACCTACGCCTTTCACTTTGAGCGATGGAATGATTGCAGGGATTAGAAGTACAGCACAGTTTCCTGCTGATTTTAGAAACAACGCCTACATGGCGACACACGAGGGCGAAGCGCTTTATTCAGTAGGAATAAATAAAGCGCTTCCAACAGATAGAAACTGGGTCTTTAAATTCAGAATCTATAATAGCATTGTTTTATTCCGTAACAATGGCTCTTTTGGGGGCATTCATCTTTCAGATGTGTTGAACACTTCGCCAAAGATAGACTTGGCTAATGATATAATAGCAGAACTTAAATGGGGGGCTGAATACACAAGTATAAATAACAGAATATCCTCACAAATACAGATTAACGGAATAGACGGCTTTACTGATGTTTACCTGATAAAAGAAGGTGGTCTGATTACGCTGTTCACAATAACAAGAAACACAGGGACGATGGCGATATCATCATTCGCAGCGAAAAACACAGATAAATACATTCATTTTGTCACGCCATTTACAAGTTTGTTTATCACGGATTTTGTGATTAAAGACATAAGCTATAACATTCAATAACATAAAAACAAATATCATGAACGAGAACTTAATCGTGCCTAAACAGGTGCAAGGAATTTTAGAGGAAGTAGAAAACACGCCACTTTATCTTGCGGAGCTGCCAATGGAGGCGCATCCGAAACTTCCACAATTTAACCGATTTATCCGAGTAATTAACTTGGATGCCAAGAGTGAACACGAGTTTGTAATGTTCGGATACAAGCAGGTTTTAAAAGACAAAGAAACTGGCGAGGAGATTAACATCCAACTGCCTACGCCTGAATGGGTGGTTTACAAGGATACTTGGAGTTACCTGCGAGGAACGAAGAATGAACTTATCAATGTTCCTGTAAAAGATGAAGAGGGTAATCCTACGGCAGAAACACAGCCGATAAAGGTCAACAGTTACAAGTATATGCTGTGGCTGATGAAGAATAATAGAGCCACGCTATTGCAGTTAATCCAAGGGTATTTGGCTGATTTTGTGAGAACGAAAAACGAAGAATTAGATAAGTTATGAAAAACATAGGCAAGTTTTTCGGTGGGCTGTTTCTGTTCCTTATAGCGTGGGCGCTGTTTCTTCCTTTGTCGCTACTGAATTTCTTGGCTGTGGCGATAAAATTCAAGGATTTAGGCTATTTCAAAAGTTCGGCAGTCAATCTGGACAGGTTCGGAAACTTTGAGTTTAGAACGCTTTTCAATTTGGTTTTAAAGAAAAAAGGAGGCTATGAGTTCGGAAACTTTGAGGAAACAATAAGTTCGGCACTTGGAAAGAACCAGCGAAACGGCACACTGACAAGGACAGGAAAGGTTTTAGTGTGGATTTTAGACACAATAGAAAAAGAACATTGTAAAAAGAGTATTAAAGAATTTAAATGATGATGAATATTAGGGAGTTTATATTGAATAATTTGGTGTTGCTGTACAGAGGAGGGCTTTTTGTGAAGATAAATGCTTCGTTCAAATTGTGTATGCTTCCTGCGGTGGCAGTTTCGGTGTTTGAATATTTTTCAGGGCTTTACACCACGGATTTATCGTTCCTCTATGGCGTGTTATTCGTGTTGATGATAGACCATGTTCTTGGGACTTACCTGCATTACTTTGTAGATAAGGATTTCACTTTTAAGGCTAATCTTTTAGGGCTGTTGAAAAAACTAACAGTTATTCTATCAGGGTATTCTATGCTGTTAATCATGCACGATGCACTGGACGAAGTGGAGTTCTTGGATGTTTATTTCAAAGTAATGATAAAATTGATGGTTTTGCTTTATCCTTTGAGTTCGGCTTTGGTTAATATGTCCAAAGTGACAAACGGAGCATTCCCTCCGAGTGGGCTTTTGAAGAAGATAAAGAATTTTGAGAAGACTGGCGATTTGGAAAGTTTAAAGGAAAAAACAGAAAGTGATGAAAACGAGAACTTTAAAGAATAGCACTCCCTTATTGGGGTTTGCTATGTTTTTGTTGTTGTTGGGATGTGGAGCGAGGAAAGTAAGAAAACACGAGGAAAAAGAAGAGCATAAGACCGAAATCAAAGAATCGGTAAAAACGGATTCTGTTTCAGAAACGAAAACCGAGGAAACGGCTAATATCAAAACACTTACGAAGTCTTTAGATTTTGCGATAAAGCCAATCGGCAGCGAGCCTGTGCAGTTTAAATTCCTATACAATGGCAATGTTGTAGAGGGAAGCGCTAATGGAGAGGTTTATTTTAAAGACAAAAAACAGGCAAAAGACTCTGTGGTAAAGATAATAGAGCAAGTAAGGGTTGAAGTAGAAAAGCAGGAGCAGAAACAAACGAAAGAACAGCATAAGCAGACAAAGGAAGAGAAACAATCCGAGAGAGCAGAAAGCTGGGCTGTTTATCTGGTTTTGGTCATTGTGGGAATGTTTCTGTGGGAGAGATTGGATAAGTTAATTGATAAATTCAAATGATATGGCGGATATAAAGAATTTAAGACCATTTATTCTAAAATGGGAAGGGGGATTGTCAAGAGACCCAAATGATACAGCGAGCAGGGTATGTTGTCCTACGCCTTACAAAGTGAAAATGGGCTACCATACGAATAAGGGCATAACTTACAATGTGTGGCGTTCGGTGTTCGGATTTGACAATGATATGAGGTTCTTGGAGATGAACGATGCCGACTGGGACACAGTGATGAAAAAGCTGTTTTGGGACAGGTGGAAAGCCGATGAAATTAAAGACCAAGCGATTGCCAATACCCTTGTAGACTGGGTTTGGGGAAGTGGTGTTCATGGCATTAAGATACCTCAAAGAATGCTGGGAGTTACAGCCGATGGTGTGGTAGGAGCAAAGACCATAGAGGCGCTGAATAACGCACCGAAAGACTTCTTACAAAAGCTCTATAAGGAAAGGGAGGATTTCCTACATAGAATAGTAAGAAGCAACCCTACACAAAAGGTATTCCTGAAAGGCTGGATGAACAGAATGGCAGATTTGAAAAAGTGGAATGAAAAGTTTGCCAAATAAAGAAAATATTCTATAATTGTAAGGGTAAGTTACTTTTATTTTTATTGTTGATTTTTTATTTTGTTAGCAACATCTTTATAGGTGTTGCTTTTTTCTAAATAAGATTTTTGTAAAACTTTAACATTTTCACGAAACTCTGTATATCAAAGTGTTTTGCAGAATATTTTATAAAAACAATACTTAAAACGAGGAAGTTAGTCTTGTATTTTTAGAGATAAAGAAATATCTTTGCTATATCAAAGCAAGGGAACAATAAAATGAAAAACAATGGAAACAAAATATCCATCTCCTGTAATAGCTGAATATTTTATCCAAAAAGATAAAAATATGAAAAGTGATATAATGAAAGTTTTAAAACTTGTATATATATCACATGGTTTTAATTTGGCTATTTTTGATACTCCTTTAATAAAAGAAAAAGTACAAGCGTGGCAATACGGACCAGTAATTCCAGAACTTTACTTTAGATTAAAAACCAATGATTTAGACACAATAAGTATTTTTTATGATGATGTACAGAGGTTAGAAAGAGATGAGGACACAAAAAAGTTGTTAGATGCCGTATATACTAAATATGGTAAATATGATGGTATTCAATTATCTAATTTGACGCACCAAAAAAAAACTCCGTGGGATATAACAGTTAATAAATATGAGTCGGAGATAACGGAAGATCTTATTAAAGAACATTATAAAACTTTATTGAGTATAGATGAGTAA